TTAACAACGGCAGTCTCGGCAGATGTTCCCTTTATCTTACTCTTGTTCATGTCTTATCCCGTCCGCTATCATTGCAAACTGTAACTGTTCAGCCACCCATTCAAGTGCACTGCACGCCTCATGTAAGTCTTGCTCACAGAAGTCATCACCAGTATCACGTATTACCTTAATGATTTCATAGAAGGATACATACTGTTCCCCGTCATAGAACACACGGGATATATGTCTACCTTCCAATTTGCACAACCTTACAATCACTGACATCCACAACAATGAACTGTTCATCCTTGGTATAGATTGTGTCCTTGGTTAACACCTCGGACTGCTTAACCTTAGCACCACTGATTAACATTGCGTGTGTTCTCTCATGGTTGAGCATAACAAACAACGATATGTCATTAGCAAACTTCATCTTGCGACCAGGTAAGTGCACGGTTTCAAATGGAAACGTGTCACCATTCCAGTTGTGCTTGACCTCTACCTCGTACTGAACATCTTTAGATAGTAAGTCAATGCCATACTGGTCAGGGTTAACCCATGCTTGTATGCCATTTAAACCTAGCCACGCAATGACAAGTTCTTTAGCATCATCATTAGTGTCGTATAGTTCTGGACTAAATGGTTTAGTAATCATTTCTATCCAGGTATAACAGCAATGCGAGCAGTGCTACTAGCCCTACAATTATTACTAACTCCATTACCTTGCGTCCTCTAGGTCTGCAATGAACATATATTCTGGCAGGAATTGCAACCACACTGGGCTATTACCCGAAGGGTCAGCCTTACCATAACGGTTCTTGACACTGGCAACACCAAGCATTCCGTCTTGTTGTCCCACCGTAAGAATGAGGGCTGGTAGTTGGTTAACCATACCTTGGACTGCTGACCTAGGTTGACATGGCGTACCAGAATATCCTTCTTTAGTGTGATGCAGTACCACAACAGCGGCGTTCGTATCACGTGCCAGATACTTAAGTTCCTTGAGCGCACTGCGCATAGCACCAAACTCTTCGCCACCGTCCATGTTAATATCCATTAGGTTGTCAACAACTATTAACGCAGGGCTTTCGCCAAGCGTTTCTTCAAGAGCAGTAACCTCATCATCCAAGTCGCTTAGACTAGGTGATGAATCAAATGACCAGTAGATGTGTCGTGCTTGTGCCAACTTTTCCTTAGCCAAGTCAGGTTGCTCGGAAATAATTTTTTCTGCATCTGTCTGTGACACACCCTCAATCATGGAATACAAACGCATTGCCATGGTGTGAGCATTGGTATCTGCTGATACGTACAGTGTTGGTGCTTGCATACGCAAGGCTAGTGCTAGGGCAAGCGTTGACTTACCTGCACCAGGTGTGCCAGCAATTAACGATACCTCTGAACGTCTAAAGATAATCTTATTCTGTTCAAACGTACGAAATACTGCTGGCATTGGCTCGCCACCAATGTCTGAACGTCCTACCGAACGGCTTAATGTTTTCATTTGTCCTCCTTGTTAAGCGTGGGATGTGTGGACTTGCACCACATGTAGGCTTTCTGACCTACATCCCTATCCGTATTGACTGGCTTCCCCTCCAGCAATACAGACCTATATTCAGTTATGTTTTTCTAGTACCCGAAGTGCTAGAAACTGTTCCACTCTGGTGTGTTGCGGTTAGCAAACGTTGGTGAGCACTGGTCTGCAGTACCCTTAGGTGTTGGGCAGAAGAATGCACGCCATTCTCCCTTAGCACCGTTGCCTGTTCGTCTAACCATTGCACCATGAATGCACATCTTATCGCTACCGCTAGGTGCTGATGCCTGTACTGGCGGTGCTTTAGGGGCAAACGCTGGTACTTCTGGTACAACTTCCCCACCAAGTGAGGCTTGAATGATAGCAACTGGGTCAGTTGCTAGTACACGTGGTGCTGATACACCAGTGAATGCTTCTTCTAATGTGCTGATTGCATCAGGTCCACCCTGTGCTACCAAGTCATTGACGTTAGCAATTAGTTCTTCGGCACTGTCACCACGTGCTGTGATGATTGTACCCTTGCTTGTCTTTACGTTTACTACGTAGTTCTTTTCCATTACTTATCTCCATTCTGATACTTACAATCGTTAGTAAAATTACACATCTTACAGTGGTCAAAGTTAGGTATAAAGATACCAGCCCTTCGTGCCTTGTCAAACATTCCCACGATTTCTGACACGGCTTCACGTGTCCACTTATCTAGGCTGATTAACTCTGATACTGCACCCTTACGTGCATCCCAGTATACACCGTACTTGGGACGTACTCCGAATGTTTCCTCCATGGCTACCGCATAGATACCCAACTGAAAGTCTGATGACGGCATACGCTTGCCAGACTTGATGTCCAGCACCACAAGGCTACCGTCAGGTAACTCCATCATTCGGTCAAGTGCACCCTTAACCATGACACCATCAAGGTTAATGTTGAATACTAATTCAATGGCAGGTACACCTTGAGGTGTAACCCATAGTGACATCAACTCTTGGGTGGTACGAAAGTTCACCCAGTTCTTGACCATGTTTAAACCGTTTGCTTGCCACCAGTTGCCGTCTTCCTTGTTAGGGTTGGCTATGGTTGCTGTGCCACTAGCACGCCACAGTGATGTGTCTTGTTCTACTGCACGTTGACGGTCTAAGTTCTCTTGCCAAGACTTTGACCATAGTTCCTCAGGCGTAGCCTGTGTAGGGATTAGTTCTTGTTGTTCCATTATCGTCCCTCTGCTTCCCAGAGTTGACGGTCATAGGCTTCGGTTGCTTCGTGAACAGCAACACCACCAGCCAACCACCATGTCTGACCCTCAGGGACAGCCAAAGCCTTGGACAACCAATACTTGTAACCACAAGAATTGTATGTACCTATCTGGCTATGGCTAACGTGTACGGGTAACTCATACCCATTGACCTTAATCATTTATCCTCTTGTTTCTTATGTTCGCCCTTAAAGGCGAACCTACTATTGGTTCTGCCTTAGCAGAACTTATGTTGTTTGTTGTTAAGTTATAGCCCATGTTATGGTGGTTGTCAAATCGTACACGGCGTGTCGTGGGAGCAGTGATGAAACATGGAGGTGAAAAAATCACCGCTCAACCACGACAGCCATAGTTATTTTCCCATAAGTTTTACCTCATGTCAAATAAATCCCCTTGTACTTCATCGTTATCTGCGAATACCTTGGTAGGTGCTAGTAGTTTAAACACTCTGGCTGTGTCACCAGCCTTTAGTGCTCTGATGTTACCTCGTCCCTCGTAATCCTTAGTAGCCATAGCCTCTGACTCATACGCACCAAACAAGAACTGTCCAACACCCTGATAGTTCACACCTACCACGTAGAGTTCACGTTCACGGCGCATCTCATCTATCATCTTCCAGATAATCTCTGCCAGATACACCACGTCATGGTGTTCCTGTTCAAGGACATCTGCGATAGCCTCAAGTTCTTTCTTGCGTGTCCTCATTGCTTCTCTGCTAGGTATACAAGCAACAGAATGAATGCGAACATCAACCAATCAAGCACTTCACTAATCATTAGGTTGCCCTGCCAGTAGTTCTTCCTCTAACAGTGCACCCTGCATTGTGAATAACAAACGCTCAAATGTCTTGCGGTGCATGAAGAAATGGGTATTGCCTAGGAATACAGATGCATGGTCAGGTTCAACCTCAACGTGTATCTCCTCGTATACGTCTGCCTCTTTCTCAACTGTACTGATTACCATTACTTCTTAGTCCAATCATTTTCGGGTAAGTTTAATCTGATGCCACGCTTGTTGCGTATGGCACGTCTCTCGTATGGTGTAGTACCACCCCAGAAACCATACTTCTCGTGCTTGATAGCGTAGTCTGAACACTCAACAAGGATGTTGCAGTTAGAACAAAACTCTTTTAAGTCTCGTACCTCTTGGGCTGTTGTCTTGTTGTCGTAGTCCTGATAGAACAAGTCAATACCCATACGTGCACAACTTTGTGTGCCGTCATAGTTTGGATAGTCAATCTTATTCTTCATCTAAGTCCACCTCTATCTCTTCTGAATCTGTACAGCCGTGTTCGTTGCAAGTCCAGTAATGGTAGCCGTCACGGGTATCCTGCCATACCCAGTCACAATGCATAGTCTCACTCATTGTCTGGTCTCCCCTCGCAAGCGTGCCAAGGGTCATTCAATCCACACCGCTTACATACATACACATCCTGTGTGTATACGGTGTGTATCTCGTCATCATCTAGTTCATAGGGTGACATTGAGAATCTCCCTTACCTCGTTGTGTTCATTCATTGCCCAGTCAAGCATCTCGTGAATGATGCCACCGTTGTTGAGGTACTTAATGATTGAAAGTTCAACTAACTTGTGCCCTA